TTTCTTTATATGGAAATGCTAAACCTGATCTATCAGATATTGCCTGCGCATATTTTCCTCTAGATAATTTTGCCATTAGACTCCTGGATAATAAGTTTTAGGAGTAATAAAAGAACTAGATGAAGATCCATCTTCAGTTAATGCTCTGTTTAATTCATCCTCATATAACATTTTTAACATTTGAACTTTTTCAGGTGCATATTTTACTGCTAAGTAATATGCAAGTCCTGCAGTCATACAAGGTACAAATCTATATGGAACATCTGCATCATTAGTATAGTCTCCTGCATCTTGAATTCTTTTTACATAATAATAATTTAAAAACTTACCTGCTTGATCACTTCCTGGTGTTAAATATAAAGTAACTGTAATTTTATCAATAAATCTTTGTACAAAATATTGTGTAGGTTGACCTGTAGAAGTTTTATTAGATAACGCTTGATAAGTTGATCTGCTAATTTTACTAAGAGGTGTATCTACATTAGAATCATTTCTAAAACTTGCTTCTAAAATATCATCAACACCATAAACAGCTGTTGCATCTGATGTACCATCAGATGTTGATCTAAACATTGTATATGTTGCTTTATTATTAACTAATGTAATATTA